AAGAAATCGGGCAGAAAGTTGCAGACCAGGAGCAGATGCTTTACCTCTTGGAAGAGTTCATCCGCTTCAAGCTGAATAAGGTTTCTGAATCTATCAACAGCCATTTCAAGACCGTAAATTTTAAACTCTTTGAAATGCAGTTAAATGGCGGCATGAAAGATTGTTGTGAGTGTACCGTGAATGGCGTTCCGTATTCAACTTTGAACAGCGGTCACAGAATTGTGGCAGGACTTGATATTATCCGTTCTCTTAGCGAGTTATACGGTGTGAGCGTGCCGATTTTCGTAGATAACGCCGAATCGCTGAATGAGTTCAATGTGCCGGATATGGATGCACAGATAATTCTTTTGAGCGTTTCAGAGGACAAGCAGTTGAAAGTGGAGGGTGTGTAAATGAAAATTAGAGTTTCTACAGACGGAATGAACATTTCTGTTGATGTCGGGGATAAAGCGGTTGAACTTTTCTCTAAGATTACAAGCATGCTGGTAGACTATCTTCATTTTGATTCCACAAAAGAAATTGAGATTGAGAAACCAAAGTTAGAGCTTGATTCGCTTCCCAAAATTCCGAATGCTGTAGTGCCGAGTAACATACCGGCACAGCATAAAGAACCTGTTGAAGAGACTTATCACGGATTGACATATAAAGGATTCATCTATTGGAAATGTAAGAAATGCGGAGCGATAAGAGGTTTCTGCTTGAAGAAAGAGAGCAAAGGCATCCATTGCATGAATTGCGGAGATGATTCACTTTTTGATGAACCATTGAAACCACTTTATGCGAATTGCGAGTGCGGACGGCATTCAAGATACATGACCAATATGGATGAGGAAATGTTTGATATGGATTGCATTGATTGTGGTGCACCAATTCCTATTAAGTGGAACGACCATGATAAATGCTATCAGACCATCAAAAATTAGAAAGCGAGGTATCGAAATGAATTATATCAAAGCAAAGTTTCCAAACAGCACCAGAAGTTATACATACCGCACCGAGGATTCCGTAAAAGCCGGTGACACGGTTGTAAATGCCAAAGGTGCAAAGCTGACCGTTACGGATGAAACCGTGGATATGAAGTGGGTGGATACCTACGGTGCTGATAAGGTGGCAGTTGTAAGGAAGTATGAGAATCCACAGAAGGTAGATGTAAATTCTTTGGATGAAGAAACAATATGCAATTATTGCATATATAAATCTGATTGTCCTAAGGATGTTAGATGCTATGGCGGAGAACCCGTCTTTCCTTATTGTGCAGAGCATGAGCCGGAAGATTGGTTTGACGAAGAAACGTATTTGGAAGATTTAGAAGAAAGCGAGGAAAAATAGTTATGGCAGAAACAAAAAAACAGGAAGTAGCAGTAGCAGAGGAAAAGAAAGAGGTTGCGCACAGCAACAAAGTTACAGATTACAGTCTTGGAATTTTCGGAACATCAGATAATTTCATCATGGCAATGCAGATGGCAAAGGCACTGGCAAGTTCAACAATCGTTCCGCAGACATTCCAGAAGAACGAGGCGAACTGTCTGATTGCCATTGAACAGGCACAGCGGTTAAGAGTTAGTCCACTTATGGTCATGCAGAATCTGTATGTTATTCAGGGCAGACCGAGTTGGAGCAGTAAATTTCTGATTGCCGCAATCAATAACTCCGAAAAATTTGATATGGAATTGCAGTTTGACGAAGCAAAGGACAAGAACGGCAAGCCATTCTCATGCACGGCTTGGACTATGAAAAATGGTCGCAGGGTTGAGGGCATGGAAGTAAATATGGATATGGCAAAAGATGAGGGTTGGCTTGGCAAGAACGGTAGCAAATGGAAAACCATGCCGCAGTTAATGCTTCGGTATCGTGCCGCATCTTTCTTCTCCAGTCTGAATTGTCCGGAACTGACAATGGGACTGTATACGAAAGAGGAAATGCAGGACAACGATTTCAAGGAATATCCAATGGAAGATTTGCAGGAGCAGGTCAAAAGAGATATTGCCGAGAACGCCAATTCAGAGGATTTTGTTGTAGACGCGGAAGCAAAAGAAGTTGAAAGTGCAGCAGTCGAAGCGAAAGTTGTTGAACCGGCAGAGGATGACGAGAATTTGCCAGATTTCATGAAAGATTAGAGGTGGCTGTATGAGAGTTATATCACAGGATGGCACAATTGATGTGCCTTATGAAATCAGTTCTTTTTCTATGGCATGTGGAAAATATAAAGATGTTGGGTATGCGGCTGTTTATTGCCATAACAGTTCTACGGCGGCAGGAACTAAAATGGCTGAATACAGTTCCAAAGAAAAGGCGAAGAAAGCCATGGAAGAATTAAGATGTGCCTATATGTGTCATAACCTTGTAAGGATGGGACACACGTCACCAAAGGGAATTGATGAAAAACTTGCTATTGGTTTGTCTGGAGTGTTTCAGTTCCCAACAGAGGAAGAATTGGAGTAGCCTATGATTCACGTTTCATTTGACTTAGTGGATGAGTTTATTCCAAGAGTTCCAAAACAGCGGTGCGAGGGCGAAAACAACACGATTAAACGGATATGCGTAGCACCAAGCATAATTGAAGCCTTGAACTCAATACCGCAAGCCGGGTTAGTGGTACGGAATATGAAATCGCTTGGCTTGCCGGTAATTATTCATTGTTACTATCTGAAAGCTGACAAGGTCATGAGTAATGATGAAGTTCAGAAATATGTGCCGGATGCGGAATTTACTGGGGAAATGTGGATATTGGAAAAACCCAAAGCTGTGAACCGTATTGATTACGAGATTACGGACTGCATTGTCAAACAGGGCGTAGATGTTTTTGGCAACGAACAGTTTGAGGTACGGCTTCCAGAGATTGAGCGAATTAAACATCAATCCAATATTGATAATTTTTTCAAAGTTTTTTGTCATAATCCGAATGAAAGAAAAATGAGAGAAATATTTGAAAAGCAAAGTTACAGAAAAGTTCTAGCGAATTTTGATGATGAGATTATCGAGAAAGCGAAGGGAGTGGTTGAAAATAAAGCTTAAAGTTTTAGGTTCCGGCTCGTCCGGTAACTCATACGTCTTAATTGCCGACAACGGAGAAATCCTTGCAATCGAAGCCGGATGTAAATTCATGGACTTTAAGATAATGATTGATTGGAAAATCTCTGATGTTGTTGGATGTATTGTGAGCCACGAACACGGAGACCATGCACGCTACATAAAAGATTTCATGCAGTCTGGCATTCCGGTTTATACAGCGTTTGAAACACAGACCGCACTTGAAGTCATTACAGGAGAGCGTGCAATAGCTCTCTCGCCTAACAAATCGTGTCAAATCGGCAGTTTTACAGTGATACCGTTCAATGTGCCGCATGATACAGAAATCGAGTGCTACGGCTATTTAATCAAGCATGAGGAAATGGGTAAGTTGTTATTCTTGACCGACTTGGAATATTGTAAATACGATTTTTCAAGCCAGATGGTAAATCACATTCTTTGTGAAGCAAACTACGAAATGCAATTTGTCAATCGGGACGAGCCAAACTACGAACACCGCCTACGAGGACATATGAGCCTTGATACGGCACTTAAATTTATTTCTACTAATGATAACCCGGCATTAAGAAATGTCGTTCTAATTCACTTATCAGATAAAAGCGGAGATCCCGCATTATTCAAACAAAAGACAGAAGAAACAGTTAAATATGGAGCAAATGTTTATATTGCAGAAAAAGGATTAGAGGTTGATATGAACCTTTGTCCGTTCTGAAAGGAGAGGGCATGAAAGTATATGAATTGATTCAGCAGTTGTCACAGTTTAATGCAGATACAGAAGTAGAATTCCATGTTAAGGCAAAATTTGATGCCGATGTAGAAGCTGAATTTGACAGAGACGATGAGGACGATACGCAAGAAGTAACGGTAACAGTGCAATTTAATGATGATGTTGATTTCGGTAACATTGATAACAATGAAAGAAGCATCTGTCCGAATGTCACTATCAATCTTGAATACTAAAAATAGGTTGCAACACCTTGGCATTTACCTAAAAGAAACCAATTCATGCGGTATCTGATCTTTGGCAAGGAATTTAATATATCACAAAAAACTAAATTGAAAGCCATGAGATACCTTTGGCGGTTGCTAAAAGTGACCGCAAGAAAGGAGAATACGTGTTAATAATTGAGGATAAAGGACAGAAAGAGGGCTTACATATCCTTAAGAATAGATATTTTAAAAGCCACGATATGGAAGTCTTGCGTGCACCATTGCCGGTTGGAGATTACATAATTGCCACAGACAAGGTAGCGGATGTTATCCATAGAAAATCAGCTAGAAAAATGGAACTTAAAAAGATGGATTTTCTTGGCACATATGATGTTTCCGTTGACACGAAAAAGGACATGCAGGAAATTGTAGGGAATATCTGTGGAAAAGCACATCCGAGATTCCGTGACGAGTGTATTTTGGCGCAGAACAACGGAATTAAGCTATATGTGCTTATTGAAAATACAGACAAGGTGTATTCCGTCAATGATGTATTTACATGGCATAATCCACGAGTAGACCGGTATAACAATATTGCATATATGCACACACTTGGAAAATTGCTGAATGTACCGCTACCGAAAACAAAGCCGACATCTGGCAAGGTATTGGCAAAAGCTATGTTGACAATGCAACTTAAGTATGGCGTTGAGTTCGTATTTTGTCGCCCGGAAGATGCTGGGGCAAAGGTTATTGAATTGCTTGGAGGTAGTGAAAATGGCGGAGAATAAGCGGTATTACTGGCTTAAACTGATGGATGATTTCTTTGATAGCAAACGAATCAAAAAACTCCGAAAGATGGCTGGTGGCGATACATATACGATCATCTATCTTAAGATGCAGTTGTTGTCGTTGAAAAAAGGTGGCTATCTGGAATATTCCGGATTGGAAGATGAATTTTACAAAGAGATCGCCCTTGATATTGACGAGGACGAAATCAATGTTCAAGTAACGATTCAGTATCTTCTTTCCTGCGGATTGCTTGAAACATCTGATTCTATCGAGTACAAATTACCATTTGTGCAAGATAACCTAGGAAGTGAGACGGCAAGTACTCGTAGAAGTCGGAAATCTAGGGAAAATGCACAAAAAGCGTTGCAATGCAACAGTGGAGCAACGGAGTGCAACATTTTGCAACAAAATTGCAATGTAGAGATAGATATAGAGAAAGATATAGATACAGATATAGAGATAGAGAAAGAAAATACAAAAGAAAGCGTGCCTGCATCTGATTTGGACTTTGACGCGGAATGGGGATGGGAATACACGATCAATGCATATCCAAAGAAAACGTCGTTAACGTCTGCCAAGGTAGCATGGATGGACAAGCTTTTAGAAGTTATCGAGCCGAACAGGAAAGCCGTTGCAAAGCTGATATATGAGGCTACAGTGGCATATGTTACTGACTATATAGAGAAGAATCCGGATGATACGAATTATCGCTATATTCCGAAATATGGTGATTGGCTGAAAGAGGATTGCGATTACTGGATTCGTCAAGTTGAGAAACGAAAGCGAGGTGAGAGCAGTTGACGGAAGCAGAAATTGGAGTGATCGGATGTGTATTGATTGACAATGATTCCATGTACAAGGTTTATAACAAATTGAAGCCGGAAATGTTCAGCTCTGAATTTTGCCAAGATGCTTTTGCTGAAATGCTTGCCATGTATGATCGTGGAGAAAATATTAATGTCGTTTCACTGTCTCAGACACTTGAAAACCACAAATGGGAGCCGGAAATAATTGCAAGCGAATTGAAAGAATGCATTTCTGTCACCCCAGTCTCAACGGCAATAAAAAGTTATGCGGATGCAGTTGTTAAAGATTGGCGAGCAAGAGAAACAAAAAAAATTTTTCAAGGAGTGAGCCTTAGACCGTGTGATATTGACAATTCTATAGCTGAAGTTCTCACAAGGCTTGAAGAAATCCAAGTTAATCAGTTGAAGAAATCTAAGTTGATGAAGCAAATCGTATCAGAGAACAAAGATAAATACTTCAATGATGATGTTGGAGAGGACAGGGTAAAGACAGGATTTTACCATCTTGACGATTGCCTTGGCGGTCTTGAAGGCGGAGACATTACAGTTGTTGCTGCGAGACCGGGAGTTGGTAAGTCTGCTATTGTGGCACAAATAATCGAGAATATGGCAAGAAAAGGCTATAACACTTGTTACTACAACATGGAGATGAACAACAGTCAGATTTATGAAAGGTTTGTTTCAAGAATGTCAAAGATTGGTCTGACAAGAGTTCGCAGGGCAAAGGCTTTTCTTGGTGGAGAGAAAGAAGCCTTTGACAAGGCAAATGATGAGCTTGAAAAATATCCGATCACAATTGACGATCAGACAAATGTTATTGAGGAAATAAGAACGCAATGCAGGCATCAAAGATATGACGTGATCGTAGTTGACTATCTGCAATTGGTACGGTGTAACCGGAAGTTCAATAATCGTGCATCCGAAGTCGGGGAAGTTTCGAAGCAATTCAAAGCACTTGCGAGAGAGCTTCACGTTCCGATCATCCTATTGTCACAGCTTAACCGAGTATCGGAAATGAATGTAACGAAAGAGCCTACAATGTCCGAATTAAGAGAATCCGGAGATATTGAGCAGGATGCTTCCAATATTATTCTTATGTGGAATTTGGATGAAGACAGAAAATTTAAAGGCTTGAAAGTTGAAAAGAATCGACAGGGTACACCGTTTAGAGAAGTTGTTCAGTTTGAAGGTGATCGTATGGAATTTATCGAGCGAACCGAAACCATTGAACAGATTCAAGCACGGATGCGACAGAAAGACGGTTTCCGAGAAGTATGTGGCAGCACACCATTTGATTAAAAGGTGAATGATTATGGCAAGTAAGAAATTTGAAAAAGGTTCCGAAGAATGGCAGTTTTTTAATGACTATTATAAATTCCGGCAGCAGTTTTATGAAGCTGATAACGAAGATGAGTGGTTCCAAGGAATGATGGAAGCAGGGGAAATGCTAATTAAAAAATATGCACGGACAAATATATCAAAATATGTTCAAAGTCTTGTATTTAGCCATTTTGAGGATGTAGAGAGGAGATGGAAGAGCAAATGAGTAATGCACTGGCAAGAAAGAAAAAGCGGATGCAGCCACTTGGATATTCCAAGAGTGAACTGATCGGAATACAGAGACACGCCAAGGCACAAAGCAATGCGGATTATCTAATAGAGGAATCCTATTATAACGTCCGTATGATGGCATATCAGGCACTGCATGATAAGTTCGGATTCGGACACAAAAGAATCATAAAGGTTGAGCAGACCATTGATGCATATGTGGAGAATGCAAAGGATGGAACGACAGGCGAGGAACTTGGTTTTTATCTGAAAGATAAATGCAAGATTGACGTGCGAAAGGAAACAAATAAGATTCCGTATCGTGAGAGTTTTTATCTGGTAGAGAGAAAGATTGCACCGAACTGCATGATACAGGCAAATAAGTTTTTACTGGCACAGGTATTTAATTATTTTGCTATGTTGGGTGTCTGCCTTAAAACACAGTTTAAATTTTCGGGAAATCAGATCAGACAGGTTTATGAGAGAATCAGATATTTGATTAACTGCCTTGCTACCGGATATGAAACTATGACGGGGATCGCAAGCGTATTGGAATGGGAATGTAAGTACATTGACAAGCGTTTTATCGGAAAGACGTATGAAATATAGGAGGAATGATTGATGGACGAGTTAGCTGTGGAACTGCAGGATGGATATTTTGTGGAGATTGATTCTCTGAATTACACCCTGAGACAGAGATACACCGGACAGGATAAGGACGGCAACGAAAAAGAGAGTGTTCGAACAATCGGATATTTTGGAGACATGAAACAGTGCATTAAAGCTCTGTTAGAGCGTTATCCGAGGGAGTTATCAGAAAAAGCGCACATTTCCTTTAATGAATATTTAAAACTGTTAGATAAGGCTTATACGAGGTCAGAACAGCTTGTGAACAGAATCGGAAAGAGGCAGGGGGGAGATATAAATGTGGAAAGAAGGTAAGAAACGCCGCGCAATTATCGGAAAAATGAATAATAACTTGTCAATGCCGACAAAGCACCCGGACCAGGATGCGTTGAAAAGATTCAGAGAAGTACCGTATCAGTTGCGGTATGGGAAGGAGCAGAAGGATGCTGAATAGAGAAAAATATGCGGAAGAGATTTTAAATATTGCGTGTGATGGAGGCAATATTGCGTTAATTAATGGGAAACTGGAAAAATGCAGGGGAGTCTGCGATAAATGCGATTTTTGCGATAATGACATTAGAAATGCTGGTCGTTGCAGAGAAAAAGCAAAAGAATGGGCGAACGGCCAGTATGTTGATTGGAGCGAAGTTCCAGTCGATACACCGATTCTTGTGAGAGATAGTGAATCTAGTGAATGGAAACGGAGATATTTTGCAAAATACAAAAATAACATGGTGTATGCATGGGAAGCGGGAGCAACATCATGGAGTGCTGGTAGCCCTGCACATATGACCGATTGGAAATATGCCAAACTTGCAGAAAGTGAGGATCAGAATGGAAATGAGTGGAATTAAAAGCCGGATAGCTGAATCATTAACAGAAGCCTGCGGATATTCGCCGCTGACGAAAGTGATTTCAGAGGAAGAGGTAAACAGGATTCTGGCAGAGGAAGAAAAGACTGGTGGGTGGATTCCGGTAACAGAGAGACTGCCGGAGGATGATAAATATATCATGATTTCATTTAAAAATTTTACATTGCCGGACATTGGCAGATATGAAGCTGATAAGGACGGAAACGGTGCATTTTATCCGGGGGACGATGAGAAAAGTTATGTGGAATACGATTTGTTCGTGAATGCTTGGATGCCACTGCCGGAGTCGTACAGCACAGATGCAGAAAAGCCACATATTGAAAAGCCACAGACCAATGCAGACCGGATCCGGAGCATGACGGATGAAGAGCTTTTAGATTTCCTTTGCTCAATCGAAACATATGAGCAGGGTAGCGTAAAGACCATTGAGGGCGGCGTAGCAATGTGTTCTGTTACAGAGGTGGAACAGTGGCTTAAGGCAGAAAGTGAGGGATAGCATGGAGAGATTAACATATGTGGCAGAGAATGGAGAAGTTTTATTTCATCCAGCAGATTTACCGGATGATGAGGGAATTACCATTACCCAGCTTGCGAAAGATGGAAGATACAAAGCCCTGGAAGAGATTGCGGAAAGACTTGCAAATAGAGAGCAAGCCGAAGAGCTGGGATTACTTCTGCGGTTGCCGTGTGGAATTGGCTCAGATGTATATTTAATTCCTAGCAAAGTCAATTATGAATTAAATATTTTAAGTCTGCACCCGGAGAACAATAAAATTTATCATCAGAAAGTAGCCTTTATTACTTTTACAGAAAAAGGATGGTACATGGAGTGTGACAAAGATCGGGAATATGGTACAGACCGAATCCTGTCAGAAAAAATGTACAAGGAAACCTGGTTTTTATCACAAGAGGAAGCAGAAGCCAAGTTGAAAGAAATGGAGGA